CTATGAAGTCATTAGATCCATGTCAAATTTCTTGAACTTAACGATCTCATCACCTGCCCAATCATTCATCTGAGCGATACGTGTCTGCAGAGGAACGATTTCATTGTGATAAAAAACATACGATGCGTCTTTGATTGAACCAAAGCCTCCAGTATTATTGGGGATAATACCCATGAGTTGTGGGTAGATCCGAAGTGCTGCGAGCGTATCGTCCCGAGTTGTTGATTTGATATTTACGAAGTCATCTTTAGCAGCAATTTCTGAAACTGGTAAAATTTGAATACCATCTTTTTTACCGTTGGGACTGTAGTAAAACAGATTGCGAAAATTCCCTGGTCCTTTACTTTGCTTCAACGCATTTCGAAGTTCGTCGATATCGTTTGGATCTGATGCAGGATCATTCACATACAAGATAAATCCTGCATGAGATCCATTGCTGTAATATTTTCGGCGGAATAGAGTTGCAGCTTCATCAAGCCACGCACTTTGCAATGCCGAAATATATTCAGGTGCACCATAAATTTCTTGATCAATATCGACCTCTCGCACATGACAGATTCGATTATCAAACTCCCATTCTTGCGCATCAATTCGATCATGATTATCGTAAAGTAAATAAAATGTGTCGGCTTTCAGTCCACGGCGCATATATTTAGCCAGCGCAGGCTTATATTCAATAATGCTACCAGTTCTTGATTTGATCTCTTCGGCATAAGTATTACCACACCAAATATAATCCAGTGCAATTTGCTCGAAAGCCTTCCGACTTAATCGCTTATGCGGAATAAATGAGTTCGCCAAAATGTTGCGTTTAAATAAAATCCCACTGCTCAGATAAGGTGTGCATTTATAGGATTTTGACAAACCGACCATGCTGACTTGAGGCTCATACCAACGACCGTTATACCAGCACTCTGTGTAGTCGGAAATATCTCGACCATCTAACACTGGTACTGGATCGCCAAAGGTGAACGCTTCAGATCGCTGCGAAACTTTTTCACCCACCACAGGCATCTGATTGATCTGACTTCGAGCAAAATCATAAATACTTTTTGCAGTCGAAAATGGATTCATTGGTAAATCTCCAAAAATGATGTATTCGAATTGGATTGACCTTCGAGAGGCTCATTAAACAAGGCGTGCATCAATGCCCAAGCGAGATCTGCATGTCCTGTTTCTTCAGAACGTCCTGCAGTGAAAGTCATTTGCTTTTGACTTGGTGTGAGCGTTTTTTTAATGCTCATTAATGATTGAGAGAGATCCGTCCAACCTGCGTCATATTCCAACCGACCACTGCGTATCACATCCATGGTTTTTAGAACCAATTTTGTTTTGACTTCAGGGGAGTAGCTAAACACAGTCACATTCGGGAAAAATTGTTTAACCAGTTGCGCTACACCTGTGCCCATGCCTGTCGTGTCGATCCCGATATAAGTGACGAAATAACGCAGCGTAGTTTGGCGGATCATTTCAGCTTGGCTTTTAAAGTCCATGCCCTTAAATTGAATTTTCTCCAATACTCGGAATTTCCCGCCTGCGACTTTTGGCGGTGCGATCACGACCATGCCTGCACTATCGCCACTTTCGGCAGGATCATAACCAATCCATACAGGCTGGTTTGAAAATGGACGGCTATGAAAAGGCTTAAAGTCATCCGCCCAAACTTCCCACGAATCGACCATGCATGGTTGCAACATCGCCAATGGGAAAATAGATGCACCATCATCAATGAATTGACACATCAATAGATTTGCAAACTCTTCTGCAGAATATTCAAAGCGCAGCTCTTCAATATCGAACAGATCACATCCGCCATTTTCAGCATCCATGATCGTGACGATCTGACGCCACATCCGATCTTCACAAAAGCGACCATCTTTTAGCGCATCATGCGATACATCAATATTTAACTTTTGATCTTTTGCTCGACCACGGTTGAACCGAGTGCCAGTCCAAAAGTTGTAGGCTTCATGCGCCATCGTTGATGGTGTAGAGAAGTAGGTTTTGCGCCATTTCTTATGCAGCGCCATTCCCGATGCAACTTTGTTCAGCTCATTGAACCCAAAAGTCCAAAAGAACTCATCAAAATAAAAATTGCCATGATGGCCTTGAGCAGTACGATAGTTTGTACCGAGAAATGTCATCACAGCTTGATTTGGCAGAATAATCGGATCACCAACTAACTCAACGCCACACGCCTCGAACGCAAATGCCTTAATGTATTCTTTAAAAATATGCGCTTGCGCCTTAGACGCAGACAGGAATATTTGATTTCGTCCAGTTGACAACGCATCGACCAATGCTTCCCGAGCAAAGTACCAAGTCGCACCGATCTGACGGCTTTTCAAAATCACTCGTGTGCGTTGATTGCCTGCTTTATACCAATCTCGCTGATAGTCAAATAAGCTGTCTTCAAATGCACTGATCAGCTGATCAACTTGCTCATCAGAAAATTCATTATTGTCCTTTTTCTTCTTCGGCTTGGCATTGCGATTGGCAATATTTGGATTCAGATCGGCTTCATTTCCACCATCTCGGAATCGCTCAATCCGAGCAAATTCTTTGTAGTTTTTAAACAGTTCTGCCAGTTCTTTATAGTCGCCACTGGATTTTTTATTTTTTAAAGTCAGCGTCATCAAGCGAACAGTCAGCGCTTCTTCAACACGACTGTCAGGCTTGGTTTTATCCCACTCTTCTCGTGTTTTCCATGCTTGCACAGTGCGCTCATTTTCATTGAGTGCTTCTGCAATATCGACAATTTTCCAGCCAAGCCAAAATAGAAATTTTGCCTTGAGCTTATTGTCGAATATCAGTTCGAGATTGGCGAGTTGGGTGAGATCGTTCATAGCCTGCGGATAACTTTTGCTTTATCCGCAAACATTGGCAGGTCGTTTGCTATTTAACAGCCGAGCCCAGTTGTAAACAGCTCATCTACAACCGCAACGTATTGCGCCCCAATCGCTTCATTGCCCATTCTGCACCTATTGATTCATGCCGAATTCCCTTCCCAAAGGCATCCAAATAGGTACAGCAGAATGACTGATAAAATACAGCCGAAGCAATACAAATCAAACTGGTTCCGAGTCGCAGTGGCTGGCGACACGACAGACGGACGAGAGATTCAACCTGAATGGATCATTCAGATGGCTGAATCTTATAACCCAAACACTTACGGCGCTCGTGTCAATGTTGAGCATATCCGCAGTGCATTCCCTGACAGCTCATTTGGTGCATATGGTGATGTACTCGCAGTCAAGACTGAAAAAGTCGAAATTGACGGCGAACAAAAAGACGCTCTTTTTGTTCAAATCAAGCCGAATGCCAACCTAATCGAACTGAACAAACGTGGTCAAAAAGTCTATTCATCTATCGAAGTTGATCGCAACTTTGCCAAAACTGGAAAAGCCTATTTGGTTGGTTTGGCTGTCACCGATAGCCCTGCGTCACTCGGTACAGAGATGCTTCAATTCGCATCAACTGCAAAAGTCAATCCACTTGCCGATCGCAAGCAAAACCCTGACAACATTTTCACTGCTTCACAAGAAGTCAGCTTGGAATTTGAAGAAGTCAAAGAACAAAAATCATTCACAGGTGACTTGGTCGAAAAGGTGAAAAACCTGTTCAAAAAGACAGAGCAGCAACAGCAACAAAATCAACAAAGTTTTAGCGAAAACGAACAAGCGATTATGGCTATTGCTGAACAAACAGCGAGCCAAGGTGAGGCACACAGCCAACTGCTTGAAAAGCACAATCAGCTTGAAGCGGAATTTAAAGATTTCAAATCGAAGCTAGATAAAGAGCCACAGTTCACGTCACGTCCTGAGTCCAACGACAGCCAGTACAAAGAAACGGTCGATTACTAAGCAGTAGTTGATTTACCGCATATCGTACATTTAAGAAGAGAGCACAACATGCAACCGCAAACACGATTTAAGTACAACCAAGCAATGACTCAACTGGCTGAGCTCAACGGCGTAAAAACTGTAAGCGAAAAGTTCAATGTTGAACCATCGATCCAGCAAAAACTTGAAGAAGGCATCCAGCAATCATCAGCGTTCTTACAAAAAATTAATATTTTCGTGGTCAATGAACAATCAGGTTCGGCAGTTGGTTTGAGCATTACACGCCCGATTGCTTCACGTACCAACACAGACAATACAGACCGTCAAGCGACTGATCCGACCAACTTGGATGAGCGTTTTTACTTCTGCCGTCAGACCAACTTCGATACCTCAATTAAATATCGAAAACTGGATCAATGGGCGAAATTCAAAGATTTTTACAACCGTTTCCGTAGCGTGATCATCAAGCGTCAAGCCCTTGATCGCATCATGATCGGCTTCAACGGCACAAGCATTGCCACCACCACAGACATTGCTGCAAATCCAAAATTGCAAGATGTCAACAAAGGCTGGTTGCAAAAAATGCGTGAAGAAAACGAATCCCGTGTCATGACCGAAGGTGAAGTGGGTGCAGGTGACATCAAAGTCGGTGGCACAGGTGCACACTACAAAAACTATGATGCCTTGGTCATGGATCTGAAAAGCGCCATGATTGATGAAGTGCATCAAGGTAACCCTGACTTGGTTGTTTTATGTAGCCAAACCACAGTCGATGACAAATACTTCCCATTGGTCAACAAAGACCAAGAAAACAGCGAAAAGTTGGCTGCCGACATCATCATCAGTCAAAAACGTATGGGTGGCTTACCTGTCCATGCAGTACCGTTTTTCCCTGAAAACACCATCTTGATTACGACTTATGAAAATCTGTCGATCTATGTTCAAGAAGGTGCACGTCGTCGTCATGTGATTGACAATCCAAAACGTGATCAGATCGAAAACTACGAATCTTCAAACGAAGATTACTACATCGAAGATCTCGGCTTGGCATGCATGGCTGAAAACATCGTACTCCAAGACGCATAAGGTAAATCATGACTACCCCAGCACGTAAGCATTTCCAAAAGAGCCAAGCTGAAAAATCCGCTACACACGTAGCGGAGCATGGCTCAATGCGTGATTTGAATGTCTATGAACAGCAGTTATTACAGCTAAATACTGACAAAAATCGCTTAAAAGGCGTTCAATCCATTCAAAACAAAGTAGAGCTGAAGCGCCAATTGATTTCAGCCTACAAGCCATATATCGAAGGCATTTTGACCGCCAAGCCTGCGGTGCAAGATGCCATTGTTTCAGAGATTCTCGTGTGGGCGATTGATATTCAAGACTTTGAATATGCATTGATCCTTGCAGATTATGTCTTGAAATACGGACTAAAACTGCCTGATCGCTTTGATCGTACCGAAGCGTGCTATATCACCGAAGAGATTGCGGAAGCCTATCTCAAAACGCTGAAAACTGATGCAGAGATCGACATCACTGTATTAGAGCGACTTTCAGCACTGGTGACAGATCCATCGCTTTCCAGTGAAGTTCGAGACATGCCTGATGAAGTCAAATCCAAGCTCTACCTCGCACTCGGTAAAGCCGAGATGCGCAGTATCAAGGCTGAAACTCAAGACGATTTAGCGCATGCAGTCAAGTCTATGAAGTATCTCGCTGAAGCGGTAAAGCTCAACGACAAGTGCGGTGGCAAAACCGACCTTGCAAAAATGGAAAAACTGGTCGCAGTGCTTGGCGAACAACACGCTTCAGCAGAAATCTCCGCACCTGAAAATGCTTCACTTGAAAACCAACAACAAGACGATTCAGCGAACAATCCTGAACCGACTTAACCGAGCCCTCGTGCCACACTGGAGAGCAATGGTCGTGATTTTTATCACAGTAAATCTTCAACGAGCCATTGCCCCTCCCAGTGTTTTAAAACACTTAGGAGATCATCATGGGTTTTGTTGCCAACGGCAATAACACACCAAGCAATATCACCGTCAGCAGTGGGACATTTTTCCCAAGCATTGCCATGGACGATATTCGTAAATATGTGCGCATAGATGGCTCTGTCACCGACGATCGACTTCGCCAAATACTTCGAGAAGAAGTCATCGACGTCAATCGCTTATTAAAAAATCTTATCGGCACTGCCGACACATTGGCAGGATTGGCGACCAGTCTCGTGG